GGTGATCTGATTGGTAGAAGGTTGGTTGTTGATGATGAAGGAATCGAGCATATACAAATTAAGCGCATTAATTTATCAGAAAGCCAGCGCGGAAATAAAACCGCACGGGAATTTTTAAAAACTTGGATTTGCGATATGCCAACAAAATGGGAGATGACATTATGCAGATAAAAAAAGTAAGACCAAACGCAATCATTCCGCAATTCCAAACCGAAGGCGCAGCCGCTATTGATTTATGCGCTTGTATTGAAGAAACCATGCTTTTAACGCCAGAAACGCCCGTGCTAATTCATACAGGCATTGCAATACATATTGCTGACAAGTCTGTTGTTGGCTTGATTGTTCCGCGTAGTGGGCTGGGTTTTAATTATGGCGTTGGTTTGATGAACACGGTTGGCGTAATTGACAGTGATTATCAAGGCGAAATTATGGTTAAGTTGCGTATGACACATGGTGATAGTTATCGAATTCAACCTAACGAACGCATTGCTCAAATGTTTTTCGTGCCTGTATTGCGTCCAATATTTGAAGAAGTTAAGGAATTTAGCGCAGTAACTGAGCGCGGTGTTGATGGTTTTGGGAGTACAGGGAAATGATCGCAACAACAGCTTATATTTTAATTATCGCTGTAACAACTCACGGTGAGCTTACACAATCAACAATCGAATTTGCAAATAAGGCTTCGTGTGAAAGCGCGGCAGTTAGACAGGATTTTGCGTTTAAAAATTTGCAGTTTGCAGGTAGATGGAATCTAACTTGCCACCCATATCAACTTAATGAGATCAAAAAATGATTCAGCAAATTCTTCAGCTCGGAAACCGTCAAGGCATGACAATGCGCGAAATAACCGAGCTAACAGATTTAAAACAACATCAAGTGGAATTTAAGGTTCAAAAGTTAATCAAGGAGGGCATTGTGCATAAATCTGCTGATAGAATAGACAATGCGTATTTGTACACATTGACAAGCTATGAAGAATTGCCGCCACCTGTTGAATGTTCACCTGTTCGATTGGATAATGTCATCAAACACCTAAACAAGCAAAAAGAAACCGTAAACTCACCAGCGCACTATAACAGCGGCAATGTTGAATGTATTGACGCAATTGAATCTATGCTAACCAAAGAAGAATTTATCGGATTTTTACGCGGGAACATATTAAAATATCAATGGCGTTATAAGCAAAAAAACGGTGCTGAGGATTTAAAAAAGGCGCAGTGGTATTTTGATAAGTTAAAAGAAAAAGAGGGCGTGTAATGTATGAATTTAAAAGTGGTAAACCATCAGGCGGCTTGCGTTATCAAGCCATGCGCGATTATTTAATAAAATTAAAATGGTTTGCAGATAACCCCATGCAACCCGTGTTTATAAGTGAACGAAGTCAATGAAACCACGTTTAAAAAAACTAGGCAATTTATGGTTATGCTATACACAAACAACCATAGTTTGCACTGGTTCAACACCTGAGCAAGCCTATCAAAAATGGATAAGTAAAAATAAAGCCGCTGAGTAAGCGGCTTTTTAATTATTTGCTTAAAAACAATTCTGCTTCAGCATTGCGCCTGCGCGTTAATCCAGCAAGCGGTTTTCCACCTGCTTTATCCCAACGCAAAAACTGTTTTGCTATTTCTGCCTTGTCGTCACCGGCTTTTAACATTTTAACAAGTGTTGATTTAAAAAAGTTACCTGCGCCAATGTTGTAGCATAAACAAACAAGTGCATCATATTCATTTTGTGTTAATTCAACGCCCACATCATTTACCGCTTTCTCATATTTCCCAATTGTTGCGGCTAATAAAGCGATTGCCGCCCCTTCATTAGGCAACGTTCTATTTTTAGTAACTGGTGTGCCATCACCATAATGTGTTGAGCCAATGCCAATAGTCCAAATTCCCGCAGGGCATTGGTACGCCTTGAGTTTACAACCTTCAAATTCTTTAATTAATTTTAAACCGCGTTCGCCTGTTTTCATTTTCGTGATCTCATAGAAAGTACCGTAATTAATTTTTGTGTTAAGCGAATCATGTCGTTATCAAGTAAGCGTATTTGGTCGATTAATTCAATCAGCGCGTCTGTTGTTTCGGTAAGGATTGGCTTAACAATCGTTGTTACCCATATCCACACGAAATAGACAATATAACCCATGCTACTTGATGCAATAATTGGAAAACCGTATTGGTTGATATATTTAGCTAATGCGTCAACATCCATTAATCAATTCTCTTTTCTTGTGGGTTATTAAAACGTGCCACTTTTTCTTTCTCAATAGGCATATCAAGCGTTTCTGTCATCAATACATCTATTTTTACAATATCCTCTGACATAGCCGTGACACGCTTATCGAGTTGTTTAATGATACCAATAAGGCTTTTAATCTTTTCAAGTACACTATCAAGCAGGAATTTAATGGTCAGAAATACAAAGTACATTCCCACACACGCAGCGGCAATGGGGAAACCTACATCCGTTGCAAACTGTAGGAATTCCATTATTTACTTGTCCACCAAGCAATAAACGAAAACAATGCTCCAATGGTGAAGACAATGCCGCCAATAAATCCTTTATAGCGCGTTTGTTCGTTTTTCATTTCCTCAAGCGCGGCTATGATAGCATCTAGCTTTCTTCCTCTGTCTTCAAATATTTCTTCGAGGCTTTCAATTCGTTGCTCTACTTTAGCAAGGCGGCAGGCTTCATCAGGCATTTTATTCTCACTTATCTATTTTATTTACTTTATCCCAGTACCCATCATCTCTAGCACTGGCTGATTCTGGGTCATGTTGCTCACCGTAAATATCTTCAATTGGCTCACCGTCCATATTACGCAAAGCATAAACACAGTAATAAACCGTACCATCTTCAACTGCTGTAATTTTGTGTTGATGTTCTTTTCGGATAACAATAAAAGTTGGTGCAGTAAATTCTTTAGGTTTATGACCTTCAATTTCAACACGCACCTTACCAGATACTAATAAAGTCACATGGTCAAACTTATGCTCATGCCCACCGTGTGTTTCACCAGCAAGTTCTAATACGTTCTGCTTAACCCAGATATTACCAAAGTACCCTAATTCAGCAGTTTTCATGGAAGTTGAACCACAGGTGTAAATTCTTTCCAAGATACAGTTGGTTCATTCCAGTAATACTGTTTATTGTCTTGTGGATACGCTACAGGTGCTTGCCATAACATGGTGTTAATGTCACCAACCCATGAAGGGTATGGCTTTCTAGCTTGATGTTCTGCTTGTTTATCTGCGTCAAATTCAGCTTGTGATAATATTTTTAAAACACCCACAAGGTTTGTATCTGCATCATCATCACACGTTCCATAAAGCAGTGGTGCTGTACTAAGTGAACCATCGGCATTTGAAGCAATAGGGAAGTCAGATTCGTTTTGAAAGATAAACTGAAATCCCTTTACATTTGGGAGTGCCGGTCCTGTACGCATTGGTGCTTCTGTGCAAAGAATACCTGTGTCTGCGTCGATGTTTGTTAGTTGTATGTACATGATATTTTCCTAAGTTACACAGCAATTCTTCGAACAGCTCTAACGTAAATACTAGGGTTCTTATAATTAAATGCTTGACTTCCATTATTAAAATTCTGATACCATGCAAATTCAGCAGTGTCCTCAGTAGAAGACCAATAAGGATAAGAGGCAAACGCATCTGTTTCACCAGTTCTAAAGCCAATACCCGCGCCTGTTTGAGCAGGTGAGCCACTTGTATAGTTTGTGCTAACAGGCTCTGGTGGTGATGCTGCATTAGCGTTTGAGCCTGAAGAAGTATCATTGGCGTTAGTAGTCGGCTTTAAAAAATAATACAGCACTTCTAGCTCATTTTTGGCAGGTAAATACCAATCACTATACCCGCCAATTGTTAAACCTTCGCAAAAAGTTGCTGCTTGATATGCCGCGCCTAATGCTGCTTCACCAGCGGAATTAACAGGACCATTAATCGCTGATCGTTGAAACGTTGAAACATCATATGGTCCCCATGTTTTTAAAGATTCTCCAGATGCTTTAGGGGCAACAACTAAATTATATTTAGTTCCAGATACGTTTATTTGACCAGCAAAAAAACCACCTCCATACGCATCACCAATGTTTGCAGGCCATCCATAAGGTATCGGTGCTTTATAAGTCCCACCCGTTAACATTTGTTGAATCCCACTCATTAGGTCAACCCCGCACCGGAAATAATCCAAGTTGTCGATGTCATTTTAAGTGCTGTGGCTGTACCATACTGCGCAAGTGAGCGAGTTCCTGTTGTGCCTGTACCAGCTAAATACATCGTGTCAGTTGTGATTGCAATACTGACCACTTGAGAAGTCATATTAACAAACGAAATTGCTGTACCGATTGGGTACGCCACTGAACCATTTGCAGGAATAGTAAATGTCCGAGCATTAGCGTCAGTTGATGGATGAAAAATATGTTTTCCAGCATCCGCAGCAACAAGTGTATAGGCGGCAGACTGGCTATTTTGAGGGATATTGATATAACCTATTCCGTTCGTACCATCAACGGTTTGACCAGCCGAAAACGTAATCGCACCCGTCATCGTGCCGCCAGCTAAAGGCAAAGTACCCGTAAAAGATTGACCAGCCGCAAACGTAATTGCACCCGTCATCGTGCCGCCCGCTAACGCTAAATATGCCGATGCAGGCAAGTAAGAAGTTATCCATGCACTACCACTATAAACACGCATTTCGCTACTTGTTGTGTTCCAATAGAGCGCACCGGTAAGCAACGCATTACCATCATTATCCACCGTTGGATTAGACGATTTTGCACCTAAATAACGATCATCAAACGAGTCATAACTAGCCGCTGCGGCTGTTGCGCTAGATGAAGCTGCTGACGCGCTTGCTGCTGCTGCAATAGCATCATTGCTTGCCGCACCACCAACTGAAACAACGTAAGAAGCAACGTTTACAACCTGTTGCATCATTGGCACAAGACGTATTAACGCACCACCGTTACCAAGACCTGTTGTGGCATTATCATCATCGGTAACAGTTGAACCGTCACCGCCTACTGTTGTACTAAAAGTGACTGAACTCATTAAACTATTTCCTCTAATTTTAATGCCGTTTGAAATCCATTAACAAATGG